TTGTCGATCTAAACGGCGACGGGCAACAAACAACTATGACCGCAAACCTATGGGTTGCGTGCCAATGGGAACAAAACGAAAACCGTCGACTAAACGACGGCAAACCGTTTGGGTTCACAGAACAGGTACAACTGGCGTATTATTGCTACAAATTGCGTGGCGATCAACTACCGCCAACAGCAAAAGAGTGGCACGACCAACACAAACATTTAGACATTGTTGAGTTTGTCAACATTGAAAACCCAAACCCTACGGCGTTGGCAGTTACCGACGGCAACTAGCAGAATTGCTGGTGGTCACAGGATACTGGCCAACGCATATCGAGTTTGACACGCGCGACCTGCATACCACGATTACGCTATTGAACAAGGCAAAGAGGTAGCGCATGTCATCGTCAACAACCATACAAATTGTGGGCATAAAAGACACGATCAACCAGTTGCGCAAAATTGACCCCGAACTGCAAAAAGAGTTTAAGGCCGACGCAACGGCGATAGCAGCGCCAGCAATTGAAGCCGCTAAAAATGTTTATACTGACGTGCCGTTGTCCGGCATGCAATACAAATGGCGCGAGGAAGGTCGAAGCCGTCTCAATTTCCCGTTTACGGTTAGCAAAGCAAAAAACGGTGTACGGTTCAGGTTTGATACACGACGCAACGCAATTGGCGTAATACTGATTGAGCAACGCGACCCAGCCGCAGCAATATTCGAGACCGCTGGTCGCGCAAACGCAAACAAACTTAACACCAGTTTGTTGTTTGAGGGTATGCCAGTCAGTCCGGGTCGCACTCGACTTATCGGCCCAGCGGTATACAAAGCGCGTCGCGGCATTGAAACAGAAATGGAAAAAATGATTGCTAAAACTATGCGTACCGTGCAGGCAGGTTTGTAATGGCGTTATCTATACCTATTGTTTCCGAGTTTGACGGCAAAGGCATAACGAAGGCCGTACACGAATTCAAGCAACTTGAAACTGCTGGTGAAAAAGCAAATTTTGCGTTGCAAAAAGCGGCCGTGCCAGCCGCTGCCGCAATTGCTGGTATTGCAGCTGGTTTAGGTTTTGCGGCTAAAGCCGCGATTGAGGACGCTGAGGCACAAGACCAATTGGCGGGTGTGTTGAAGCGGTCAGCGCTTGCCACAGATGAAATGATTGTTGCCAATGAAGAATTTATTAGCACGTTAAGTCGCGCGACGGCGACAGCCGATGATCAGTTGAGGCCAGCGTTATCGAGTTTGGTTACGGCAACTGGGTCGCTTGAGTTGTCGCAACAATTGTTAACGCAAAGCCAAGACATTGCGATTAGCACAGGCAACGAATTGTCAGTTGTCGTTGACGCGGTATCTAAAGCATATAACGGCAACATGAAAGGTCTAAAGGCGCTTGACCCGTCGCTAATGGACGTCATTAAGTCTGGTGCGTCGTTTAATGATGTCATGTCAACGTTGGCGGCGACAACTGGTGGTGCGGCTACTGACGCGGCTAACACGGCAGCAGGCAAAATGCGCGGCCTAAAAATAAGTATGGACGAAGCGAAAGAAAGTATTGGTGCGGCGTTGTTGCCAACTATAGAAAAATTGTTGCCAGTTATCCAAAACATGGCGTATTGGTTTGAGGCAAACACAGGGTTGGTGTTAAAAATTATTGGTGCGGTCGCCCTATTGTCGTCGACGTTGTTGTTGTACAACGGCATTGTTAAAGCGGTAACGCTTGCTAACGCAATATTTAACACAACGTTGGCAGCAAACCCGATTGGTGCGTTAACAATTCTTATTGGCGGCGCTATTGCCGCAATGGTTTATTTAGAACAAAAAACAAACGCGTTGTCTGAGAGTTGGGGGCGTTTTGGTGTTGTTTTGCGCGCCGTGCTTGGGCCGTTGTATGACGTCGTTGCATTGGCAGGCAAACTAGGACTTATCGACAAAATAAGTTTGCCAAGTTTGCCGACTTACACGCCGCCTTCAACTAGTGGCTCGACTTTGCCGCCAGCGTTACGTTACGCGCCGCCAAATGTAACAATTCCGTCTATAGCGACACCGACAATACCTACCGGGTCAGGTGGCAACGGTGGTGGCGGCGGTATCGGTGGCGGTGGCGGTGGAATTGGTGGCGGCGGTGGGCTAGTCACAATACAAAACACAACACCAGCGCTAACCACGTTTGGCAACGCTGAACGCATAGCAGGACGCGGCGACACGATCACAGTTAACGTAAATGGCGGCATATCAACCAGCGCGCAGATCGGTCAAGCGGTTTACAATTCGTTGCTGCAATACAAACAGGTTTACGGGCCACTAGACGCGATTGCAAGTTAAATGTCGGCGACACTTGTTACTGGCGGCACTTACACGCTTGAGTTAGGCACAGGGTTTGACGCTGAGGCGTTTACGCTCGACGAAAGCACGCTTAACGGCACAGACGTTTTAGACGGCGACGGCGAGGATTTCCAAGACATAACACAATACGTTGACAACATAAGCATCACGCGCGGCCGCAAACAAGTCGAAGATGCGTTCGGCGCTGGGCAAATGTTTGTGTCAATGTTTCAACCAAACAACCAGCGTGCGTTAGACCCGTTTAACACGTCAAGCATTTACTACAACACGTCAACCGACCAACCCGGTTTAGGGCCGTTGCGACCGATACGTTTGTCGCGTAACGGCGAATACTTGTTTTACGGCAAAGTGATTAGTTATGCGCAACAGTATGTTTTGGGTGGGTTGACGCGTTACACGGTTGCGTGCGCCGACGACATTTACACGCTTGCACAGGCAACGTTGCCAGCGACGACACCGAGCGCGCAAACTTCGGCGGCTCGACTGTCGGCCGTGCTTGCGTTAATCCCGTACACGGGCACTACAAGCATTACAGCAAGCCCTACGGCAACGCTGGGCGCGTTTGTGATTGACGAAGGCACTAACGCAAACCAGTACGTCAACCGCATTAACGAGGCTGAGCAGGGGCGCATTTTTGTTGATCGTGCCGGTGTGCTGACCATGCAGCCGCGTATCGGCACGACGCTCGACGAGCCGACCGTTGTCTATAACGACACAGGTACGCAAACACCGTATGACGTGCTAGGTGTCGAGTTTGACCAGCAAAACATTATTAACACCGCAACCGTGTTGATTGAGACTGGTGGCACGGTGCAAACCGCTACCGACGCGGCAAGTATTGCAGAATATTTTGTGCAGGCAGTAGCGATACTTGACAGTTTGTTGTCTAACGATACGCAGGCCGCGACGCTGGCCGACTATTTGCTCGACGGTACGCCAGTACCGCGTTTTACGTCAATCAGCACTACGTTTGCGTCGCTTAGCACCGCACAAAAAACGGCGCTTGCACCAATAGAAATTGGCGACACAATACAGATCACCAAAACCTATACGACTGGCACACCGCTAGTCGTCACACAGGACTTGGCGGTCGAGGGCATAGATCACGAAATTAACGTTACGACCGGGCACAGGGTCACGTTGTACACCAGTCAAACTGTGGTGCTTAACGACTTTATACTTAACGACATTACGTATGGCACACTCTCGACAAACAATGCGCTAAGTTAGGGGCACTATGGCTATACAAACATTTACAAGCGGTCAGGTTTTAACGGCCGCGCAAATGAACAGTTTGCAAGCAAACGACTACAACCAAACAGTCAGCAACAAAACCGCGTCTTACACGCTTGTTGCGGCAGATGTCGGCACTCGAATTGTAATGAACGTGTCGGGCGCAAGCACGGTTACGGTTAACACAAATTTATTTAGCGCTGGCGACACTTTATTTATTCAGAACATTTCGTCGTCAACTTGTACGGTTACGGCCGGTACTTGCACGGTTAACACGTCAGGTTCATTAGCGTTGGCACAATGGGGGGGTGGCACGCTTTATTTTACAAGTGCTAGTGCTGCTATTTTTTTTAGCGGTACTGGTTCTGCAAAATATAAATATCACGTATTCACGTCGTCAGGTACTTTGAGCGTTTCCACCGGCGGCACAATGGATTTGCTAGCGGTCGGTGGCGGCGGTGGCGGAGGCGGTAATCGCGGCGGCGGTGGTGGTGGCGGCGAAATAGACGTTACATATTGGCAAGGCGTATCAGTAACAACAAACCAAACAATTACTATCGGCGCTGCAGGCGTAGGTTCGACAGCGATACCGATTGCTAACGGCACATCAGGCGGCAACACAACCATAGGCAGTTTGCTTACGGCAACGGGCGGGGGTGGCGGTAGCGGGGCTTCGGCCGCGTCAAGCGGCGGTAGCGGAGGCGGCGGATCGGTTGCTTCAACTGGTGGCGGTTCAGCGTCAGGCACTTATGCATTTGCAGGCGGCGCAGGCATTACAGGCGCAGCAGGCGATGCCGGTGGCGGTGGCGGTGGCGCTAGTGCAGTTGGCGCAGCAGGACAAGGCACAGCGTCAGTTGCCATTGGCGGTAATGGCGGTGAAGGTTTAGCAGCAACATTTTTTAACTCTAATTTTAATTCGACAAATTTTCCTACAACTATGACATCACAAACCGTTTGGGCTTCGGGTGGTGGTGGTGGTGCTTACAAATCAACATCGGGTGGCACAGTTACACGCGGCGCGGGTGGCACAGGTGCAGGCTCGGGCGGTCTAGACCAACAATCAACAGTTATAAACACGGCTAGCGCCGCAACAATGTATGGCGCGGGTGGTGGTGGTGGCGGTGTATATGCAGGCAACAGTCAAGGCGGTAACGGTTATCAAGGTTTAGTAATTGTCAGATATTTAAGCACGGCTGGCATTGTTGCTACAGGCGGTCAAGAAGTGGTAACGGTTTAATTATGGCAACATACGCAGAAATTAACGGCGACAATATTGTTGTAAATGTCATTGTTGCCGACGCTGATTTTATTGCAACACAAACCGACAAAACTTACGTCGAATACGACGATACAAACCCAGCAGGTATCGGTTGGACATACGATCCGTCAACAGGATTGTTCACACCGCCGCCAACACCTCAACCCGAACCTGAGCCAGTCGAGCCGTAATGTCGTGCGTTGGTTTGCACTTGCATTGCTACTTGTTGCTTGCGAAACAACACGCGACAACAACAACAAGGTCAGCACACGCGCGTTGTATTGCAACGTGCCTGACAGGTGCGGTGTAACACCATGAGACGCAAATATTTTAACGCAGACGAATTACACGCACGCATGGTCGTAACCGTCGGCGTACTACTAGCAGTCGTATTCAGTTTAATCGTGCTAGGCATGGTGTGGGGTTTGCTGTTCGTATCGCAACCACTCGAGCAGTCACCAAACGACGCAGCGTTCATAGACCTAATGTCAACGATTGTTGTGTTTTTGACCGGCACATTGTCGGGCCTTGTCGCGTCAAACGGCATAAAAACAAGCAAACAACGCGTCATTGACGACGACAATGCCTAGACCGTACACGATCACGCAACAGCCAGTTGTTAAAGCGGCGTTGGCTGGCACAACTGAGTGGGCAAAACTTTGTTGCAAACACAGCAACAACAGTTTGTGGAATAACGGCACATGGGTTATGCGCGACGTACGCAACCGACCCGGCACGATTAGCAATCATGCTCGAGGGCTGGCAATGGACTTGTCGTATCGTTGGCTGGCACAAAAACAACGCGGCGTGCAAGACGGCCGCAAAGTGTCGCTGGCGTTTATCGTCAAGTGTTTAGAGAACGCTGACCATTTAGGCATACAACTTGTGATTGACTACGCGTTGCAACGGTCGTGGAAATGCGACCGCGGCACATGGCAACCGTTGCCGTCAGTCGAGCAGGGCGACTGGTATCACATAGAGATCGACCCACATGTCGCCAACGACCCGACTATCGCAAAACAGCGTTGGTTAGCGGTTTTTGGGGCATTGCCACAGTCAGCGCCACCAGTCGTGTAAGGTGAGTGACCTACCGAGAAAGTAGGTCACTTATGACACTCATTAGCAAACTAGCCATATCGCTATTTATTAGCGCAATGTCAATTTTGACGTTTTGGCAACCCGACAAACCCACACCGGCCGAACGGCAACCAGCGCCAGTAACCGTGTGGCAAGGGTTAGAACAACCAGCGCCGTTACCCCCGACAACGGTCAAAACTACGCCTATAACGCAACCTGACGCGTGTCAGACGGTCTATAACATGGCTCGACACGTTGGCTGGGCAGAGCAAGACCTGACACAATTGGTCGCAATCGCCTACCGAGAGAGCCGTTGCCAACCTGACGCATTTAACTTACGAGACCCGAACGGCGGCAGCGCTGGTGTAATGCAGATCAACTATTTTTGGTGCAAACCGTCAAAATATTACGCCAACGGATATTTGCAGGCATACGGCCTGATACGCACATGCGACGACCTATTTGACCTTGAGGACAATTTGCGGTCGGCGTTAGCCATATTTCAATACAGCAACGGGTGGCGCGCATGGTCACTTTAAAACACCTGTTTTTGGCAAGTCTGTTAACCGCGTACACGTATTTGATAATGTCAGTCACCAACAAACGAAAGGCTAAAGATGACCGAGAACATCGAGACCAGCAATAACGCAGAAATGACGCAACTAAAAGCGTTAATGAAAGTCATAGACGAAATAAGTGGCGGGCGCGTACCGTACAAACGTGTCGAGGATTTGCGCCGGCAAGACATTACGACCAGCAACACGATACGCAAATTGCAAGAACACGCAAACAATTACACGTTTGATGACGGCGATTTAGTACAAGATTTAAAAGCGGCGATAGTCGAGTTGCAATATTTGCAGTCAATTATTTTTGATTTGCGCGAAAAGTTGTTAGATCAAGAAACCGAGTTGCACAGGCTCGAGAGGCTGACACATCGTGCTGACTAAACACGACAAAAACCGTATGCGTATCGCAATGGCCGAAAGCCAAGCCAGCGCCAACGCGAAATGGACACCAGCACAACAAGACCAAGTAGACGCAGCGATACGGAAAATGGCGCGTATGTTGCCACGTTTTACCGCCGACGAGGTTTGGCACGAGTTGGGCGCAACATTTCCGGTCACCAAAGGCATGACGGCTCGACTGTTGGTGGCGCAACGCAACGGCGTTATACGCAACACGGGTGAAATTACGTGGGCTGATCGTGGCGGCAAACACGACCACGCGCAACGCCTGACAATATGGCAGTCGCTATGAGTGGTTTTAACCTTGACAACTATGTCGACGTGCCAACACGGTTGAACATGGCGCTAAAAAAATATCCCGATCTACGCATACAAGAAACAGCGCGCGAAATAATCGAGATGCCTGACAAGTCGTGTTTTATTCGTTGCACCGTAACGGTGTGGCGTGACGCGAACGACCCGTTGCCAGCGATCGCGTCAGCGTGCGAAATATATCCAGGGCGCACGCCCTACACAAAAATGAGCGAAAACGAGGTTGGTTACACGAGTGCGTTGGGTCGAGCGCTCGGCTACATGGGTTTTGGCATTAACAAAAGCATTGCGTCACGTAACGAAGTTGAGGCGGCACAATCACGTCAACCGATTGGCCAGTTAGCGCCAGTTGTACCCATGCACAATGTCGAAGTGCCGTTCCCTGACGAGCCACAGCGCGAGTATGCGACACCTAAGCAAATGGGCATGATGAGAGCGCTGGCTAACGGGCAGGGGCTTAAAGGCGACGATCTTAAAACGTTTATTAGCGCAACGTTGGGGCGTGAGGTGTTAACATCAGGTGAGTTAACAAAACGTGATATCAGCAAAGTGATTGACGCGTTAAAAGCAAGTGAGTTAAATAAATAAAAACATAAACAAAAACCGAGGAAAAATGAACCGAGAAAAAGAAATATTGTTAGAACTATTGTTAGAAAAATATGGTCAATCAACAACAAAACCAGTTGTTGAAAAAACGCAGGTAGTTGCAAGTTCCAAAAAAATAAAAAAACGCGGTAAATGTGTTCCGACACTTTATGCAAATGAGCGTTGGACACTTGAAGGTATCGCTATGGTGCACAAAATGATATTGAACAAAATGAGTAATTACGAAATTGCAAAAGCCATAGGTCGATCACCTGGTTCAATTACAAATTTGCGTTCACAAATTGTTGGCAATCGAGTAGAAAAAAAACCATTAGTCAAACAATATTTAGCGACATTACAAAATGACTGACGTTGAATTGCTTGATGGCGTGTTGCGTTGCCAGCAGTTGTTGAAGGCAATGAGCAAACCGACTGACGACGAGACTGAGGCACACAAGTATTTGCGTTGGGCAGCCGAACAGATTGCCAAGCGCATTTGGTGGGATAATCGAGAACCTAAATAGTTAACACAATTTAAGTACGGGCATGACCTAAGCCGGTGCAACGGCGGTTGGTGACACACGGCAACGTGGGTAGATGACACGCGTGGCAACACGCGGTCAGGCAAACGCGTTACAAGATATGGGTGTGCTACGAGGCAAAAGCACGGGGGGCTAGAGCGCACTAGGTTTTACACACAACACGCACCAGTTGACGTAACATAAACAAACCGCAGACATACAGTTGACAACATGACATACCCACACAAACACCAGCAAGCGCGACAGCGCGCGCTAGCACAACCGAGCAACGCGAGGGCGTGAGCATGCCAACCCACAACGACTACGAGTACACAAAAAACAGGGCGGTCATACTACGCGACCAACCCACATGCACAGTCTGCAACCGGCAACCCAGCACACAAGTAGACCACATAATCCCACTAGACGCAGGCGGCGGCCACGAACTAACCAACCTTCGAGGCATTTGCGCCAAATGCAACAACACACTCGCACACCGATACGTAACACAACGCAACGAACTACGACAGACCATTCGAGCCGAAGCACTACGACAAAACGGCATACACGAAACAAAACCAAAACGGTTTTTTACTGAAAAAAAAATATTCACCCCGACCCAACTCAGGATTATCTCAGATGACCCTAACCAGCCTGAACTGGCGGTGACTGGCCGAGATCAGCCGAGATTAGAGACGGTGTTGGCTGACGGCGTCGGGTCGTTTGGGGCTGAGGTGGGGGGCTGGGCTTTACAGCATTTAGGTTTACAGTTAATGCCGTGGCAGCAACGTGTTTTGGATTGCCAGTTGGCGTTTGACGGCGATCAGGATTTTTTGCATCGTGTGTCTATGGTGTCGACTGCCCGTCAGAACGGTAAAACGGTTGCGTTGACGGCGCTGGTCGGCTGGTGGCTAACCGAAATGCCGAAACACCGAGGCGCACCGCAAACCGTGTTGACTACGGCGCACCGGCTTGATTTAGCGGTCATGTTGTACGACAAACTTGCCGACATACTTGAGTTGCGGTTTAACGCAAAACTTATGCGGTCGTATGGCCGCAACAAGGTCACTATGCCTGACGGGTCAGAGTGGTTTATCCGTGCAGCCAATTCGTCGGTCGGGCACGGTATGTCGTGCGACCTAATTGTCGCCGACGAAATTTGGGATATCGGGGCGACGGTCATTGACGGGGGTTTGCTACCAGCCCAGCGCGCTCGACGATCACCGTTGTTGTCGGCGTGGTCAACGGCTGGCACAGAGGCAAGTACCGCCATGCAACGCTGGCGTGAGCAAGGGCTACGGGCGATTGACAACAATGAGCCGTCGTCGCTTTATTTTGCTGAGTGGTCGCCGCCACCAGACCTATCACCGATGTCGCCTGAGGCGTGGGCGTACGCGAACCCGGCGCTAGGCAAAACATTGACGTTAAAAACTATTGAGGCCGAGAGCGAGAACCCTGATCGTGCGTCGTTTTTGCGTGCGTCATGCAACCTATGGGTTGCGTCCGACAAGTCGTGGATTGCGCCGGGTTTGTGGCCCGAACTTGAGTACACCGACCCTATGCCCGAAGGCGGCACAGTAGCAATAGAAACCAGCCTGACCGACGACCGATATTTTGCGACACGTGCCGTTGTGCTTGACGATAGGCGCACCGTCGTCACCGTCGAATTTGTGTGCGACACCTACGACGAAATGTTGCGACATGTCGAGCGTTTAGCAAAAAACACGGCAATCAAATTTGCTATTAGCCCGTCAATAGATATTCATTGGCCGCTGGTGTTAGAACGTCGCCGTGCAGTTGTCGGCTACGGCGAAATACTCAAATTTACGCCGCGCATAAAGTCAATGATCAACGAAAAATTGTTGTGGCACACAGGCGAACAAATGCTGGCAGAACACGTGCAACGCGCCGTCGCAGTAAGGTCACAAAACAGCATTGCGTTATCGTCGCAACGCAGCCCCGGCCCTATCGAGCTGGCACGTTGTTTAGTTTGGTCGGCGGCGCTTGCGTCACGACCAACCGCAACAGGCAAACCGATGATCGTTGTTGCTGGCGGCTAACATCGTGACGGGCGACCGTCAATGCCTTACTTTCTCGGTTACGGTTTGGCGGTCGCCTATACACAACGACACACAACGGTCGTGGCATACTTAGCGCATGGCATTATTCGGCAAAGTAAACAAGGCGGCGATATCGCCTGAGCCAACCAAAGCGGCAGCCGCTGGCGGCTACTACACCAACAGCGTCAACAACGGCGGCGCACAAATGATCGGACAGTACTACTCGTATATCGAAGGTGACGCACGCAACCGTGCAATGAGTGTGCCGACCGTTAGTCGAGCGCGCGATCTTATGGCCAGCGTGATCGGCTGCATGAACTTAAAGATGTACACCGAAATTTGGAACGGCGAGGAAATGGAAAAGTTGCCGCTTGCGCCGCGCACTTGGTTGCGTCGCATAGACCCGACATTGCCGAACAGTTTTATTTTGTCGTGGACATTTGACGATCTATTTTTTTACGGTCGCGCATTTTGGTATATCACGTCACGCACAGCCGACGGCTATCCAGCGTCATACACTCGACTACCTGCCGCAATGATACAAACACTTGACCAGTCAGGCCCGGTGTGGTTTGCGCCGTCAAAACAAATTATATTTCAAGGCGGCGAATTAGACCCAAACGATGTCGTACAATTTTTGTCGCCGATACAGGGCATTGTTTATCAGTCAACGCAGGCGGTAGCGACAGCGTTGCAACTTGAGGCGGCACGGTTTAGAAACAGCACCAGCGCAATACCGGCAGGTATTTTGCGTCAAACTGGCGGCGAGCCGTTGAGCGCACAAGAGTTGGCCGATCTAGCGGCCGCGTTTAATGCGGCACGCGCAACAAATCAAACTGCAGCGCTAAACGAATTTGTTACTTACACCGAGACACTTACCAGCCCTGACAAAATGTTGCTAATTGACAGCGCCGAATTTCAAGCAATGGAAATGGCACGTTTGTGCAACATACCGCCATACCTTGCAGGCGTATCAGTCGGCTCGTACTCGTATCAGTCGAGCGCCGAGAGCCGTATGGATTTGTGGACATTTGGTGTACGCGCCTACGCCGATTGCATTGCTGGCACACTTAGCCAAAACAACATTTTGCCGAACGGCACGTATGTCGAATTTGACGTTGAACAATATTTGACCGGCGAGTACTCAATGGGCGAAATGCGTGAAACAACAGAAACAGAAAGAGTAGAGTTACCGTCATGATCAGATTAACCCCCACACAGATCACGGTTGACGCGGCGGCAGGCGATAAGCCGTCGCGCACAATTTCAGGCGTAGCCGTCACCTACGACGAAGTAGCCGTAGTAAACGACGGCACTAAGGTACGATTTTTGCAAGGGTCGCTACCAGTCACGGGTCGCGACCCGAAACTATTTATGCAACACGACGCTAATCAGATTGTCGGCAAAGTCGTTGAGCGTGTAGACACCGCGCAGGGCATGATGTTTACAGCCAAGATCAGCCAAACTCGATTAGGCGACGAAGCGCTAACACTCGCCAATGACGGCGTAATTGACGCAGTATCCGTAGGCGTAACACCAACAAAATTTAGTTACGACGAACAAGGCGTAATGATTGTCGAGGCAGCCAACTGGCAAGAATTGTCGCTAGTTAGCGAAGGCGCGTTTGCTGGTGCGGTCATTACTGACGTGGCGGCCAGCGCACCCGACGAGACTATCCACCAAACCGAGACGCAACCCGATATACAATCAGATCAAACAGCAAAGGACAATGACATGAGCGAAACAACAACACCAGCCCAGCCAGTAGTCGAGGCCGCAACAGCGACCGTTGACAAGTTGTGGGCGCAACCAGCACGCGA